AGTCTGAAATAAACAATCTAAAAAGAAAATCAAATAACAGTAGAAGAAAACAGGGATTTTTGTATCAAAATATAGAACGTCAGAAAGCAAATAATCAATGGAATGTAACTAAATGACGTACAAAAAAGTAGATAACAACCAGACGCAAGTTGTTAAAGCATTAAGAGACTTAGGTGCTACGGTTCAGCATCTTCATGCAGTAGGTAAAGGTTGTCCTGATATTGTTGTTGGCTTTAAAGGTAAAAATTTGTTGCTTGAAATTAAGGATGGTGATAAAAAGGTACTTACTCCAGATCAAGTTAATTGGCACAAACTCTGGAAAGGACAAGTTCACGTAGTAACTAGCGTGGATGAGGCTAAATTACTATTATGGAAACTAACAGATGACTATCGATCCGAACGAAGCAATTAACTTTATGATTAAAAATGCTGAGGCATATGCACAAGCTAAGGCAGAAGTTGTTTACTTAACTGAACATCGCAAGACAGTTAAGGCTATAGGATTCCAGCGTAGCCTTAAAAATACGATGGCTGAGAAGGAGGCAGATGCTTATACTACGGCTGAATACGCTACTTGCGTAGAAGGTCTTAGAGAAGCTGTTGCAGAGGCAGAGAGATTACGTTGGATGTTGGTTGCTGCTCAGGCGAGGGTTGATTGCTGGAGGTCGATGGAAGCGTCGAATCGTGCTGTGGAAAAAGCGACTTTGTAAAGGGATCGAAATTGTTCTCATCGTACAACAGCCACTCGTCTGCATCTTCGTCAAAGTACATCCAGACACAGGCTTCATTATCGTATTTCCAGATTATGCCATCGTCATCCATCTGCATGAGTTCGACTTCTTCCGCTTCAAACCAGAAATCTTTACCGTCGATAGAAATCCCATACATGGCAGCCTCCTATGGACAAATAGTAGCAAACCTAAATGAAATTTACGTTAATAAAGGGCAAAAATATGAATAAAGATACTTGCATAAATTATAAGATAATAGATGATAGCAATTTGGCACAATGTGACTACTGTAGTTATATTTGCGATTGGGATGATGTTCCTGTAGTTAATGATAATCCGTGGTGTTCTGATGGGAAAGTAACCTGTTGTCCTGAGTGTAACCAGGGAGAAACGTTTACTAATTACAAAACAGCCTAAAAATGAGAAAAAGAGAAAAAGAATTTTTATCTAAAATAGCAGATATAGGTTGTATAATTTGCCATAGGCTAGGGTATGCAGGAACTCCTGCGGAAATTCACCATGTTCGCGGTATGGGATTGGGAATGTCGGTTAGGAGTTCGCATTACGATACGTTACCGCTTTGTCCTGAGCACCATCGAGGGAAATCCGGTTATCACGGAATGGGACGTAAAGCCTTTGAGCGGCAGTACGATGTTACTGAAACGCAATTACTTGAACAAGTAAAGGAACTTCTAAATGATGAAGAAAACTAAGGCAGATAAAAAGGTTGCAAAAGTTATGGGTGAGTATGGCAAAGGCATGTTGCACTCTGGCAGCAAGAAAGGTCCAGTAGTCACTAGCCAAAAACAAGCCGTAGCTATTGCACTTTCTGAGGCTCGTAAGAAGGGGAAAAAATAATGGCTCTCCTTAAAGATCAGGAAAACAGCAATAGTAAAGAGGCTGCTGACTTTGTGCTGATGCTCCTACATGCTGTAACGAATACTCATATTCTTCATTGGCAGACTCGTAGTTTCTCTAACCACATGGCTTTAGGTGAGTTTTATGACTCATTGCAGGATTTGGTAGATACCTACGTAGAGTCTTATCAAGGCAAATACGGAATCATCAACAACTTTATGGTGGATTACGCTCCTCCGCTAGAGCCTGTTGCTGAATTGACAATGCTTAAAGATCAGGTTAAGGCTCGTCGTGCTAAGTTGCCACAGGATTCAGAATTACAGAATCTAATCGACGAGATTGCTTCTCAGATTGACCAGACTCTTTATAAGTTGCGTTTCCTAAAATGAAAACTTGTCCTAAAGTTTGCTCAGACATACCACTAAATCTCAAAAACCGAGATTGGGCATTTAAGCACGTAGGATATGGTCCTGCTAATCCTGCTTCTCCTGGCGACTTTTGGAAGATTCGTGCTGAAGAATGGAATACTACCGAGGATAATGCTAAGACAATGCATTGCGGCAATTGTTCAGCATTTATCCAGACTCCTGAGATGATGGATTGCATTATCAAAGGTATTCAGGGTGAAGAATCGGATAATGAGACGTATGCACCAGAGGTCGTAGCAAGTGCAGATTTAGGTTATTGTGAGTTGTTTGAATTTAAATGTGCAGCAGATAGGACTTGTTCAGCTTGGCTTGTTGGCGGGCCTGTAACTGGTCCTATGACGAATCGTCAAAAGAATATGCTTGCTATGGCTAAACTTCAGGAAAAGCCTAATGAGTCACCAGAGTCAGATTAATTTCGTAGCTGGTTTAAAACAGTTATTTCCGCAGTATTTTTCAAACAAAAAAGTCTTAGAAATTGGCAGTTTGGATATTAACGGTTCAATACGTCAATTTTTCGACAGTTGTGACTATATCGGAGTTGATATAGGTGCAGGTAAGGGAGTCGATCTAATTGCTTATGGTGAGGATTTAGACTTTCCTGATAATTGGTTTGATGTTGTTGCTTCCTGTGAGTGCTTTGAGCATAACGAGAAATGGGAAGAAACATTTAAGAATATGATTCGTATGGCTAGTGGCTTAGTGTTTTTCTCATGTGCAACTACTGGCAGACCAGAACACGGAACTAGGCGTACAAGTCCTGAAGATGCTCCTTTCTGTGGTGATTACTATAGGAATCTAACGGAACAAGACTTTAGGGATAAGGTAAGTTTCGATAAGTTTGAAGATTATGGGTTTTTGACTAACGATAATCCTGCTGATTTATATTTTTGGGGCTTATGCAAGCAATCGTCATCTGCACAGTAAACAATCCTGGGATATATATTTGCCTTGAGTCAATCAACCAATACAACCCCGATATACCGATTTTCATTAGCTCAAATAATCTGGAATTATGGGGAAATATCAGAGGACGAATTAAGAACAATATTATCTTCAGATCAAATAATGCTACCAATTTCGGGGATGCGTATAACGCATTGGTCGATTATGCATTTGGATTCGGGAAATATGATTCATTAATCATTGCTAATGATGACATTGTAATAACACCAGATACTAATTATTTGTTGCAAAAAGACTACGAATATTTGAATAACGAAGGATTTAAAATAGGTTTACTTGGAGCAAGATCAGATTATGTGCTTCCAAGTCAGAATATACGGTTTCCATTGCCAGATGATGAGCGTGTTGGAGTCAAGTATAAGAGCGAAGACCAGATAAAGATGACTAAGGTCATTGCTCCTATTTATGCTTTGATAACAAAAGAGGCATGGGGTACTACTAAGTTTGCCCCAATTAATTGGTATGGTGATAATATATTTTGTAGTGATTTAGAGGAAAAAGGATTCAGGCATTTCGTTAGTCGTGCTTATGTGCATCATGCAGGATCACAGACTATTGGCAAAGACTTTAAAAAATGCCATGAAGAGCCTAGAGAGTGGATAAAGACTAACAGACCGGATATGTACGAGGTTTTCTATGGCAGGGATTCTTGATTGGATTGACCAGAATTTAGGTACTAGACTTGGATTATTGGTTAATGATCCTAGTGCAGCAATGCAACAAATGAGCCAACAAGCTGGTGCTTATAATCAAGCGTCATTATTGGCTACTCAGGCTGAACGTAATGCTCTTAAAGGATTGCCAATAACTCCAGAACAGGCTCAAGCAAAACAATATATTGACAAAAAACTTGAAGATGTTGGAAGTGGTTTTGCTGGTACATTTATTGGTAAAAATGCAAAATTATGGGATAAGTTGGCTGAACAAAGATTTTTGCAATTAGAAAAAGCAGGCATGTCTCCTGAGCAAATATGGAAAGAAACAGGGACATTTAGAGGATTAGATAATAAATTACGCCAAGAATTTAGTGATAAAAATGCAACAGCAGCATATACGCACTTACAAGAATCTGGAACAAATAGACTTGCAGAAAAAGCAATAAATAATCCTTTATATGAACAAAACTATCCTCATTTGTCTAATGTTAGCCAATTAGGTTTAAGAGAAAACCCGCAATCTGGCTCTTTTGAGTGGTCATATTTTGATAATCCTCAACATGGAGGTGGGTTTCTTGTTGCAAAGGCTCCAAACCTAAATGAATTAAAAGGTGTTGGTGTCCATGAAATGCAGCATGGGATACAAAAACTAGAGGGATTTTCTCCTGGGACAAATTTGCAGCAAGTAAAAATGTACGAGATCCCACAAGTTTACTTAGATAGAGCAAATAAACTAATGGATGAAGCCGATAAACTAAATGCACAGGATAAATTGGCTGAAGCAAATAAAAAGATGTCAGAAAGAAATAAAATATTGAATCAAGGTAAATATGCTGTATATGCTAGAAATGCAGGAGAAGCAGAGGCTAGAACTGCTCAAAATCGAATGAACTTAACGGATGAGGAACGTAGAGCAATGTTTCCGCTTAATAGAGGTCCGTATGGTTTAGATGTTAATCGCAGAAAGATTACAGGATTATTGAACTAAGCATGACATCCAGAGGATAATGCAAAAATGGAAACGAATCAGGTTAAAGAAACATCAAATAACTGGAAAGTAGGAGACGGTACTGCTGGACCAGGAAGACCTAAAGGAGTGCCTAATAAGAGCACTCAAATGGTACGAGAGGCTATTGCTAATCTACTAGAGCGCAATGCTCCTAACATGGATAGATGGCTTAATGAGGTGGCTCAGAACGATCCTTATAAAGCCTTAGACCTAATGAATAAGCTAAGTGAATACCATATACCTAAGCTGGCTAGAACAGAGGTAACAGGGGTAGATGGTGGACCACAAGAGCACCTAGTCACATGGCAGAAATAACAGACTTAGAGCTAAGAGGACTTGCTGAGAAGGCAGGTTTAGTAAAGATTCTATGGCAGTCTGAGAACGGCAAGGTAGTTCATTATGAGTATCCAGACCTAAAGGCATTGCGTAAATTTGCGGAGATAGTGATTGAATGGCAGAAATAGTCATACCGTACAAGCCGAGAGAACAGCAGTTAGCCATTCACGATGCTATCGATGCAAAGCGATTTGCCGTAGTCGTTGCTCATCGAAGGATGGGAAAGACTGTAAGTGCGATCAATCATCTAATCAAGTCAGCCATTCAGTGCCAAAAGCCAAACCCACGCTTTGCCTATATTGCTCCAACATACGGACAGGCTAAGAGGGTTGCATGGGATTATCTCCAGCAATACACCAGACCACTAGGAGCTACCTACAATGTATCTGAGCTACGTGCTGATTTTTGGGGGCGTAGGATTAGTCTTTATGGGTCTGACAATCCTGACTCTTTACGTGGTCAGTATTTCGACATGGTGGTTATTGACGAGGTTGGAGACCAAAACCCTAAGATTTGGAATGAGATTGTCCGTCCAGCCCTGGCAGATCGTCTTGGCAATGCTTTGTTCATTGGCACTCCTAAAGGCAATAACCATTTCCGTGAACTAAGAGATAGAGCTGAGACTGATCCTGAATGGGTATTAGTCGAGTTTAAAGCCAGCCAGACAGGAATTATTCCTGAGTCTGAGTTACTTTCAGCTAAGAAAGACTTAGGTGAAGATAAATACAACCAAGAGTTTGAATGCTCGTTTAACGCAGCAGTAGAGGGAAGTTACTATGGGCAGATTATCAACGATCTTGAAGCGAAAGATAGATTCACCACTATTGAGCGGGATGATCTGTGTATTTCTTATGTTTCTTGGGATTTGGGCATTAGCGATTCTACAACTCTATGGGTTGCTCAAGTGGTTGGTAAGGAAGTACGATTCATTGATTTTGTCGAAAACCACGGAGTCGGTCTGGATTGGTATGTATCGTGGTTGCGGGAACACAGGTACGACGGATACGAACAGTTCTTACCGCACGACGTCGAAGTCCGAGAGCTAGGCACAGGAAAGAGCCGTAAAGAGGTTTTACAGGAAGCTGGACTCAATATAACAGTCGCTCCTCGTTTGTCGATTGCAGATGGCATACAAGCCGTTAGAAGGCTATTGCCACGTTGCTGGTTCGATCACAAGACTAAGCAGGGTGTAAATGCTCTCAGGAATTACCGTAGAGAGCACGATGAGAAGCGGAATGTCTTTTACGACAAGCCATTGCATGATTGGACTTCCCATGCGGCTGACTCGATGAGGTATTTCGCTGTGGCACTAAATGAGGATACAACCAGTTGGGGTTCAAATATACCTATTAACACAAGTTGGGTTGTATAATAAGCAAAATTTCCTAGAGGTTTATTATGGATATGATTGAAGTTAAATCCATTGTTCGGTCAGAGATCGATTCAGCAATTGGCTATTTCGAGACTGAGACAGTTGAGGCTAGGCGCAAAGCCTTAGATTATTACTTACGCCATCCTTACGGCAATGAGGTAGAAGGTCGATCTTCTATAGTTACAGGTGAAGTTGCTGAGGCTATCGATGGCGCATTACCGCAACTAATCCGAATCTTTACTTCCACAGATCAGATCGTCCTATTTGAGCCTCAGACTGCTGATGGTGAAGAGGCTGCATCTCAAGCTACCAAGTACGTCAATTGGGTATTTTGGCGTGATAACAATGGTATGCAGATTCTCCATAGCTGGTTTAAAGATGCCTTGATGCAGAAGAACGGCATTGTTAAAGCCTACTGGGATACTAAGGAAGATGTCACTAAGGAAACATACGAGGATTTGACAGAAGATGAGTTAGCAATGCTCTTGTCTGATCCTAACGTAGAAGTCGTAAGCCAAGAAGAAGAGGTTGACGAGGTTGATGATGGCATGGGCAATATGATTCCTATGCACAGGTCATTTGATGTCGTTATTCGTCGCACTAAAGAATCTGGAAATGTTGTCATTAAGAACGTACCACCAGAAGAATTCCTAATTAGCAAGTTTGCAAGGAACATTGAGGATAGTCCGTTTGTGGCTCATCGTCGATTGATGCCTCGTTCTGAGTTGATTGCAATGGGTTACGACAAAGAGATCGTAATGACGTTGCCTTCTTACGACAGGCTTACATTCTCACCAGAGCGTATTGCTCGATTCGACCAGGGTGAGCAGCCACTAGACCAGATGCAACTTGATCCGATTATGCAGGTTGTCGAGGTTTACGAGTGCTATGTGCGTCTGGATCAGGATGGTGATGGTATTGCAGAGTTGCACAAAATTATGTATTCGGGGGAAGAAATCCTAGAGGATGAAGAGTGCGATTACGTGCCTTTCTACTCAATTTGTCCGTTCCCAATACCGCATAAGTTCTTCGGTCAGTCGATGAGCGACAAGACGATGGACATTCAGTTAATCAAGTCCACGTTGACTCGTCAGATGCTTGATAATATTTATCTGACAAATAATGCTCGTATGGGTGCGGTAGAAGGTCAGGTCAATATCGATGACTTGCTAAACGCTACTCCTGGCGGGATTATCCGTCTAAAAAACGCTGGTGCTATTGTTCCTATTCAGGTTCCATCGATGGCAGGTCAAGCCTTCCCAGTATTGGAATACATGGATGCTGTACAGTCTAAACGTACAGGTGTATCAGACGCCCAACAAGGTCTAAATCCTGATATTCTGTCTAACGTAACGGCTGCTGCTGTGGCTGCTATGACTCAGGCTTCTAATGGCAAACTGGAGCTGATTGCTCGTCTGTTTGCTGAGACAGGTATGCGTGAGTTGTTCAGAGGCATCTTGCATCTATTGGGTAAGTACCAGGACAAGCCACGGATTTTGCGTATTAACGGTAAGTACATTGAGTTCGATCCACGTATGTGGAAAAACCAGTTTGACATCTGCATTAACGTAGGATTGGGTACTGGCAATAGAGATCAGCAATTGGCTATGCTGAATATGGTTCTAGCGAAACAAGAGCAGATTATCCAGCAATATGGTCCAGCTAACCCATTGGTATCAGTTGGTCAGTATCGGAACACGCTAGGTAAACTAATTGAGGCTGCTGGCTTTAAGGATTCCAATGAATTTATTAACTCAATTAGTCCTGAACAGAACGCAGCATTATCTCAGCCTCAACCACCTGCTCCAGATGCCCAAGCAGAGGTCGCTCAGATGCTTGCTCAAGTTGAAAGAGAAAAGACACAGGCAAAGACTCAGATTGAGCAGGAAAAACTTATTTTGGAAAAGCAGCAATTGGAAGCTGAGTACATGCAAAAAGGTATTGAGATGCAGATGAAGAATCAGCAAGCTCAAGCCGATATTAAGATCAAAGAGGCACAGTTAGCAGTTCAGCAATTACAGGCTATATTGGCTATGGATTTGGCTGATGAGGCTAGCAGACAGAAACAGGCTGATATTGTTATTAAAGCAATTAAAGAATTAGGGAGCCTAAGTGGACAAAGCACAATGGGCTAAGAATTTATCTCTCGATCCTATGTGGCTGGAAATGCTCGATGAGCTAAAGTTCGTAGAGATTGAGAAGTTTAGGAATAGTTCTCCAGAGGATATTGAGACTAGAGAACAGGCTTACCGAAGATTGCGACTATTTGAGGACTTGGAGACACACGTAG